TTAGCTAATAATTCTCAAATGTCGTTTACTAACCTATACAACATTGTCTTCCTCGAAACTCGTCCCATTCTACACAATATAAAGAATAACAAAGATAACTGCGCAAATACCAATGTCTATTTATATGATATTAAAGCCTTTGGTCGCACCCATTTGTATGATACTTTCATGCAAGAAGGTAAGACCCGTATGGTTTTTGGTGTTTCAAAAGTTACGATCCTTGCCGAATGCCAATTTCTTTGGCCACTGTTTGACTACCACAAGCAACACCGTATGAACGGATGTTTAGCTTGGGGCTACGAGACGTTAAACGGCGGATGGAGCAAAATCGAAAATGATATACCATTCTCAACTGATAATATTACTATCATAACATTAGATTGGTCCAAATTCGACAAGACTGCTCATTTTGATGTTTGGGAGGATATCTACAAGATTTGGGAGCAACACATTGACTTCGACACATATTGTCCAACTTATAATTACGATTATGAAGCGGATTTTACTCGAGGTACAAGGTTACGCCGACTTTTCTGGTGGATATTTAAGAGTATAAAAGAATCCCATATCCGTTTCCCGGATGGGAGTCGTTATAGAAGAAACCTTTTAGGTATTCCTTCAGGAGCTCTACAGACCAATTATCTAGACTCTTGGGTGAACCTAGTCGTTCTGCTAACAATATTGCTTGAATTAGGCATTCAGGTTGACAAAGCTCATGCATTCATAAAAGTTATGGGTGATGATTCCCTCATCGTTCTAAACCGATCACGTGCAAGTTTACCATCGAAAGATAAATTACTTGAACAAATATCAACGATCGCAAAGAAACGATTTGGAATGACACTCAACGCACCAAAATCTAATGTGACTACACAACTCGAAGGAACAACATTTCTCGGTTACGAACATCGCGCTACCTCACCTTATCGTGACGAAGACGAATTAATCGCTAAATTATTGTATCCTGAAAGAAATGTATCATATCAAGAAACAATGTCCCGATGTATCGGACTGGCTTACGCTAGCGCCGGACGACACCCTAGGTTTTACACCGTGTGTCAGAAAATATTCAACGACATTAAATCACAATACAATGCAAGCCCGAGTCAAAAGCAATTGAAGTGGATGCTTCAATTTGCACTAGAAGATACTACCGATTTAGACTACTCAACGTTTCCATCAATGCACGAAATTACTAAACGTCTAACTAACGTCGAACTACAACACGACAATTCGGAGTACATGCCCACATGGTTTTTCAAAGAGGAAGATTTATCCTGGAGAACCTATTCGCATACTTTGCACTCTTCGCACCCCTAAAAATTTTTATTTCAATAATATGAACCTTTACCCACTGATCC